TGGATAAGCTCTTAAAGATAAATAAAAATCGGCTTGATCCTCGGCATCTGATCCATTATGCAATGTTGTGCTGATAATTTGGGCCAGTTCTCCATACAATGCAATCGAATCCGAATCGGCAGCTGATTTTTCTGATGATGAGGTGGCATCGTATTTCAAAGTGATGGAATTTCGAACATCGCCCGCACGGGATTGGATGCTCAATCCTGATGCCAAAGCATGATTGGCTGTTAATTCCACATAACCATTTGCGGACAAATAATTTGTTCGGTGGGTGCTGTCTGCATAACCAATTTGGCCGGTCGCTGATTCGTAAATGTAGCCCAATCCTGATGTTGCTAAAGCTGAGACAAGAGAATAAACATCAGTCCGCGAGCTTGATCTCGCTGCCAATTCATAATTGCCTGGGCGATCGATTTCACCAAGACCAGCATTTTGAGCATTTGCCCATGTTGTTGTCGCTTGGTAAGTGCCCCATTCCACCGCAGGTGGTACTTCGGCCCATGTATCAAAAAGTACAAATTTCAAAACATCATAAATTTGATCTCCATCAAATTCTTTTGATAAGACTCCGTTGGTCAAAGCTTTTGGCAATCTAGATAAAGCTCCCAAAGCAATGATTTTGATGCGTTGCGCATAATCGACATTGCCAACCTCGGCCACAGCTATGCCAACCTCAACAACCGAACCACCAAAAATAGGTACAAATGCAGCTGTTGAATCTTGCAATTCGATTAAAAGTGGATCATTGATTTGAATTGGCACATTAGATTGATCAAGATTAATAATTTCGAGATTGGTGTATCCAGCCTGTGCTTGCTCATAAATGTTTGTGCGACCGCTAGTAATTGTTAGATTGGCCAAAATAGCGGTTTGATACTCAACACCGCCAATTGTCACGCGCCAAATTGGGTTGAATTGTGTCATGCTATTTGGAGCGCGGTTGCACCGCCCGTGCCTCGGTAAAATGAATTATTAAGAGTATCAACCAATACACGAGCTGTGCCTTCTGGATCGGTTGTAATCCCATTAAAATTAACTGTCACGCTTGGTTTTGCTGAGGCTGACAGAATTCCAGCTATTGTGTTTGTGTTCACTCCAGATGTACCAAATGCAAATGGTTGATTTGAAGCTGACATAACTCCGGCCAATGTTGTTGTGCCGCTTGTAAAATTGTCAAAAGCTCCAGCAACATCATCGACAACCTTTGTCACTTTCTTGGCCACAGCTGCAATCGATCCGCTGCCGCCTGTGCTGCCGCCTGTGCTGCCGCCTCCAGTCACACCGCCACCGGTTGTGCCGCCTGTTGATCCACCACCGGTAATCCCACCGCCTGTTGAAAGCGTTGAACCTGTGCTAAGTTGGAAATTGCCCAATGCTCCGGTTGCCGTGCTCCCACCGCTTGATCCAATTTTACTAACATACGGAATGTCCTTGCCCGGATTAAGAATGTTCAAACCGCGAATTCCAACATTTATAAAATCAATTGCCGTGTTGATTAAGCCTTTTAGTGATCCCAAAACATTTGCCATAACATTGAGCACAACGCTGGCCACATCACCTATTACGCTGAAAGCTTTACCAATTACGCTGCCAATAATGGGAGCTGCCGATTTGATCAGATCAAAAAAGGCTTGAAATTCGTCTTTGTTTTCAACGACTGTTTTTTTGATTTTGTCAAAAGCCGATTTAAAGCCTTCAAAAATAGGTTGCACAAAACTTTTGATTGAATCTGCCAAGCTTTTTAATGTGCCACCAATTCCATCTGATTTCTCACCAAAAGCATCGGCAACCTGTTGCACAATTGGGATAACCTTTTCTGAAAACAAAGTAGCCAATTCCAAAACGATCGGCAAAAGTGCCTGACCAATAGTGGTTTTGGCGTTTTCCAATTGAGCTGTGAGTATGCGTGTTTTGTTGGCTAGGCCATCGCTGGTGCGTTCAAAATCGCCTTGTGCAGCTGATGTCTGTTGGTAAATTAAAGCTTGAGCTGCCAGCACCTTTTGTTGTGGTGTTAGCGCATTTTTTGTGGTGCTAATGATTCCCAATTCCAAAGCGGCTTGGCGCAATGAAGCATCATCAAGCAAAACTCCGTATTGGCGCAATGGTTCAGCTTCTCCACGCAATGCCGATCCAATGGCGTTGATGGCTTGCTCTGGTGATGTGTTGTTAAATGATGCAAGGTCGGATGATAATTTGACAAAGTCTGTTGAGAAATTGGCCAAATCTTTTCCGCTTAATCCGGCGGACTTTCCAAATGTTGCAAATGTGGCAGCTGCATCCAATGCCTGTTGCTTTGTCTGGCCTAGTGATGAAGCTGCACCATCAGCAAATTTCTCAATGTCTTTGGCTGTTTCACCGAATAAAACATTGACTTTTGAAACAGTCTCACCCAAATCACTTGCAGCCTTGACAGCATCAACGCCAATTTTGACAGCCATTGCACCAGCTGCGGCAGCTGCGGCAGCAAAAGCCAAAGCCGCTTTTTTGCTGAAATCGCCAATTTTGCCGGCAAAACCATCGACATCCTTTGAGCCTACATTGAGGCTCTTTTTGAGTTCATCAACATCAGCAAGGATCGAAAGCTTGAGTGTTCTTGATTGACCGGCCATCACCACTCCTTCAAAATTTTAGTAAATGCATTTTCCCATTGATTGATGATGTATGGCTGCTCGGCACGCAATGTTGGATAGATAAACCATCCTGTTGATCCTCGGCTGTATCTGCCAGACCACACCGGAAATTGCTTGAATTTGTTTGAGCCAAATTCGTAACCGCCCCAAAGCTGTTGAGTTGTGCCGCCACCGCTAAATTTTTGCGATACAAAGCCATAGCTGATCTCACCGACTTTTGATGACTTACTCACACGCGATCCTTGTGCAATGCGTATTGCTGCCTTATTTGGGCGGTTGGCAGCGGCCGATGTGACCTTTGATTGCACATAAGTAGCCAAGCCATTTGAAACGCCTTTGGCCTCAGCAACAGCTTGCTCATCCATGGCTTTAAAAGCGCGGATAATGCCGCGCAAATCACTTTTGTTGTAAGTGATTGGTTCAGTTGCCATCTTTGATCCTCAGTATCTCAAAAGCGGTTAAAATGTCCTCAGCGGTTTGAAACTCTGATCGTGACAATCCTGTGTGGATAGCCAATTCCCAAACAATCCGGTTTATTGATCCGGATTTGTAGCTTTTGGGTTTTCGGTTTCTCCCATGCTAATGTCACTTACAGTCTCACACCAGATTTCAAAAGGCTTGACAGGCTTTCCAGCTGCCTCGCGCTTCATGGCGTGATAAGCCAAAAACATCAAATCAGCAATTCCCAATTTCTCAGAAACTTGCTGAATCGTGTTTCCAGTTTTGTTCTCCCACTTCATCCACTCCGGTGGGAGCGCGGTATAGGTCGCGCTCTCCCCCGTAGCAAATTCGATTGTGATTGGTAGTTTCATGCTCCCGATTTCCTCTCACTAAGCCAATGTAGGTGTTGTTACACAGGTAAATGTCATTGAGACAGTCTGTGCATCTGGTGCTGTGCCTCCAGCTGATGGGAAAATTGGTTGCACAGTAAAGTTGAAAGTTGTGCCGGTTTCAGCTTCTAAGATTACCGCCAAAGGTGTATTTGGATTTGTCTCAGCTGAATTCCAAAGCATTTCGCAAAGCGATGAAGCTACGCCCCAATCGGCAAGCATTTCAACAGCAAAAGATCCTTGCGAATCCGTCGTGTAATACGCCTTGCCATCGAGTGTCTGGTATGTGTTGATCGTTGAATCAACAGTAAGGATTGCAGATGTTGCTTGTGCATCAAAAGTATCCCCATCGATGCTGAAGCTCACATTTCTGCCGGTGATGATTGTTGTGGCCATGTTTTCTCCTATTGGTTGTAGTATGTGGATACTTGGAGATCGGCCGTGAGGTACTTACCGGCACCGACTTCCAAAGGTTGAGGTTGATTTACATTTCCGACTTCATAACCATTTGGCATTGCTGCAATGATTGAAATCATCAATGTTTCGAGATTGTCCAAAGCTGCGGCATTGTTGGCATAAGTGACAACACCAGTCACAGTCAGATTGACCTTGACCTTTGTTGTGTTCTTTCCAATTAAAACGCTTTCCAAATAAGGTGCAGCCGGAATCAAGCAAATTGATGGGCTGGTCATCGTCTCTGGGATGCCGTTGTACACATTGGCGGCAATGGATGAAAGTGAGTTTTTGAGAGGTGTGCGGATCGCTGATTCGATGCTCATTGGCACATCGTTTCAACATCAATAAATGGGCCTAAAAGGCCGATTACTCTATTGGTCAAGCTGCGGCCGAGCACAAATGGTGCCGGCTGAAAATTATCTGACATGATTTGGTTGCCGGGAGCTGTAATGCTCTGGAAAATTTCAACCGCCACAACCAAGATTGCATTTTCAATTGGTGGTGTTGATGCGTACAAAGCCGCTGCCGATCCACCGCTCAATGTTGCTGTTGCCGCTGGAATAAACGGCAATGGATAATCACGATCAGCGGCCGCTGTTGCAGCCGTGAAAGTGTAAGGCTCAATCCGATCATCGGTGACTGTATAAGTCGCGCTGTAAGCTCCGGCCCCGGTAACAACAACAGATTGACCCGGCACAAAGTAATTTGGCCGCATTGTGGTGAAATAAATGACGGAATCACTCACATTGGCAAAAGTCACCGATGATTGGTATTGCGTAAGTAAAGGCAAAATCGTCTGTTCGGCTGAATCAATAAATGAATCAAGCTGTGCATCAGAATACAAAGAAACCGAGACACCAAGAATAGACCTCAGCTGTGAGGCTGTGACAATTGCTGGCATCTCGGTTCCTTTCGTATCAGCGATGTTCGGGAGCGACCATCACCGATGATTGATTGTTAATTAAGCGATGTTGTTAAATTGTGCACCATTTGCAACCTTGGCAGCTAGTGCGCCATAGCCGTAGTAAAGGATGTCAATTGTTCCATCGCTGTTGATGTTGCTGCGTAGCGTAAAGCGTGGAGATTCATACCATGTGTAAGAATCTGGATTGACAACGACCATTGAGGAATCGCCTGAAGCTGTTGTAGTGCCAGCGTTACCAAATGAGCGTGAAACATAAAGGTTCAGACCCGGTGAAACTACACCGCGCAATGAATCGCCTCTCACATTTCCTGCCGCATTGCTAGGTTGCGCCGCATTGTATAGCGGTGCTCCATTGTCGTTGTAACCCATGATGTTGCCCCATTGTGTTGGTGAGACGATCAATGATCGAGCAAAACCAAGTGATGAGCCATAAACAGCTGC